GATGCCAGTCAATCGAGACGATAAAGGCCTTTGGTGTGGAGCGCGAAATCTGCGACGACGGAAAGCCGAAATCGCGGCGGTGTCGGAAGTACAATGCCAATGGTTTGACGAAATGAAGCGGGCGCAGGTCGACAAGGTTGTCAGCATCCTGGAGGATTGGGCTAGATGGCAGCAGGCATACTCCGTGTTTCTCGGGGCGCCTCGCCGGTCGTTGGGCTTCGACCTTGGCGGATCGGCGGTTACTGCGGAATCAGGCGAGCAGAACCGGGAAGTGGCAGACCGGGAGCGGTGCAAGATCGTGGATGCGTGCATCGACAGCCTGAAGGTGCCTGCACAGAGGGCGGCTATCCATCGCCGGTATCTGTGCTCTGTCTATCGGATGCGCGATTACGAGCAGACGTTGTGCGCGGCTCACGAGGCGCTGTTGGTGTCGTTTTTGGATAAGCGGTTGCTAGTGGCTTGAAAGAAAAAACCGCCCGAAGGCGGTCTGTTTTGACTATTGGACCTCAACTCCTCCTGGCCCTCCGCGCATAATGCGCACAGCGTCTGAGAAAGTCTGGCAGTGCCGCTTGAATTTTCGAGCCGCGGCGACCGTTGAGAAGGTGCGAGACTGCTCCCAATTGCCAGTGTCGCGGCTGAGAAGAACAATGCTGTAGAAAGAAGCTGCCATTTTGAAGCCCTCCGAGAAGTTAAGGTTCTTGTTTCTCTGTGTCGATGCTTGTATTGTACGACAATACAACAGAGAGTCAAGAGTTTTTTTGTCTCTCTTCTAACCAATCCCGCAGAGCCTGCGAACCTCCGCGCCTAACGTACTCTGCGCGCTGCTGCTCGCTGACGCGGGCGGTGATCTTGGCCACCTGCCCGCGAGGCGCGATGGTCGGCTGGCGCCCCTGTCCGGGGCGGTTTCCGGTGCGATTGGTCATGAATACAACCTGGCGCGGTCGTCTTCGCTCATCGGGACTTCGCCATTTAGCATCTTCGCGGCAAGCTCCGCCCATTCTGCCGTCTTTGCGTGCCCATACAGTTCCCCGTCGACAAGCACGCGGTGCTGAGTAACCGTCTTGCGGAATTTTGGCATCAAGCCGGTTGTGGCTTCGATCGTCTCTGCGGTGTAGGTTTTTTTCATCTCGTTCTCCTATGCGGCCCTTGCGGGCCGGGGTGGTTGATTATTTGAGAACCACGGCTGTCATTGTCTGTCCGGCGTGCTTGCTGCCGTGCTTGCAGAACATCCAGTAGTCGAACTTCTGCCCGTCTTCTTCCATGTCGCGGACGACGTACAGCGATTCAGAAACTTTTTCGGTCGCTTTGCAATGTACCCGGCGCATATCCTCAGACAAAAGGTCTATGCACTCCATGACGAATTCTTCCATTGCCGGGGCAGAACCAGCGGCTTCGGTGATGGCGGCGATGGCTTCGGCTTGTAGTTGAGGTGCTTTCATCTTGTTCTCCTTTGTTGTTGTGCTTCGATAACTGTATTGTACGACAATACAAACGAGAGTCAAGAAGAATTTTCGCAATCTCCAAGGGCTTGACAATGGCCCGAGGCTGTCGCAGAATCCGCACGTCGGGGCAGAGGTGCGCCCAAAGAGAGCCAGCATAGATGCTGGCTTTTTTCGTTCACGGAGGGAATGGAGGTTACGCGGTGGCGCTCAATCGTCGGCAAGCGCTGTTCGTCGCGGAATACCTCAAGGATTTGAACGCTAGCGCCGCGGCAAGGCGGGCCGGGTACAGCGAGAAAAGCGCGTTCCGAAGCGGCGTGCAGAATATGCAGAAATCGGCAATCACCGATGCAATCGCAGCAGCAATGAAAGAGCGATCAGAGCGCGTGCAGATCACCGCCGACAAGGTGCTTGCCGACATTGAGCTGATCAAAACCGACGCGATGCGCGAAGCGGCCGACAAAGAAGGCAAGCGGGCGATGGTCAATCACGCTGCTGCGCTCAAGGCGTGCGAGCTGCAAGGGCGGCATTTGCAGATGTTCGTCGACCGAGTCGCAATGACAATCGAGCAGGTGCCGGACGAGGAGCTTGATGGGCGCATCGCTGAGCTTGCACGAAAAGCGGGAACTGCTCGCGCTACTGACTGAGCAGGATCGGCGCCGGTCACAGCTCAAGTGGTTGAGCTTCTACCCTGATGACGGCCCTCTGCGTCGCGAGCTGTACAAGAAGCACATTGCTTTTTTCGCCGCTGGAGCTCAATACCCGCAGCGCATGATGATGGCCGCGAACCGAGTCGGCAAAACAGAGGGCGTCGGCGCTTACGAGGTCTCGCTGCACCTCACCGGCAATTATCCGGACTGGTGGCCAGGAAAGCGATTCGCGCGCCAAACGCGCGGATGGGCGGCAGGCGACACGCGCCAGACGGTTCGCGACATCCTCGTAGAAAAGCTGCTCGGGCCGAAGTCTGCGCGCGGCACCGGCATGATTCCAGGGCGCCAGATTGTGCGCATCGTGCCGCAGCCTGGCGTGCCTGATGGCGTCGAGCTGGTCGAGGTCAAGCACGCGAGCGGAAAGATTTCTCGCCTCGGGTTCAAGAGTTTTGACCAGGGCAGGGTCAGCTTCCAGGGCACAGAGCAGGATTTTGTCTGGCTTGACGAAGAACCGCCGCCCGACGTCTACGAGGAATGCTTGACGCGGACGATGACGACAGGGGGCCTTCTGTTGCTGACCTTTACGCCGCTTTCTGGCTTGTCGGACGTGGTGATGATGTTCCTGCCGGGAGGCGACATCCGAGAGCAGGCGGACGAGAAAAGCGGCCGATTCGTAGTCATGGCGACATGGGACGATGTGCCACATCTCGACGAACGCACGAAAGAAATGCTGTTCGCGAGCTACATGCCGTTTCAGCGCGACGCGCGCACCAGGGGCGTTCCGGCGCTCGGCAGCGGGGCGATTTACCCGGTGCCAGAGTCCGACATAGTGGTTCCGGATTTCGCGCTTGCGGAGCACTGGCCGCGATGCTACGGGATGGACGTCGGCTGGAATCGCACGGCGGCAATATGGGGCGCGCTCGATCGAGAGACTGGCACGACGTACCTCTACTCGCAGCACTACCGCGGCGAGGCAGAGCCGATCGTTCATGCTCAGGCGATCAAAAACCGAGGCGAGTGGATCCCTGGCGCGATTGACCCGGCGAGCCGCGGACGGTCGCAGAACGACGGCCAGCAGCTCATGGATTTGTACTGCGGCATGGGGCTTGATCTGGCTCCAGCGGATAACGCGGTCGAGTCAGGCATCTACGACACGTGGACGCTGCTCTCTGCCGGAAAACTCAAGGTGTTTGCGAGCTGCCAGGACTGGATCAACGAGTACCGGATTTATAGGCGAGACGACAAGGGGCGCGTGGTGAAAAAGCACGATCACTTGATGGACGCCTCTCGGTATCTCGTGCGAACCGGGCGCGACCTGGCGCGCTGCAAGCCAACCGACAAGCAAGACGAGCAAAGCTACGGGGGCGTCGGATGGATGGGCTAAACGTGCGCGAGGTTCGCGCAGGCGCGGCAAGCGCAATCGTCGCCGAGAGCCTGGCCATGCCGCCGCGCATCCGGTCAAAGGTGCTCGAGGTGCGCAGCGTCTACGTGCCCGAGAACAACCGCAAGGCGGGTCTTGGCAATGCGCTGCTGCGCAAGCTCTGCGCCGACGCGGACATCGCCGGAAATGCGCTGTTCCTGATGCCGGACGGCGGCGACGACGCAGAGACTGCGCGCCTTGAGCGCTGGTACGCAACGCACGGATTCGAGCGCATCCAGGGCGACCCGGTTGTGGTCATGCTCCGCAAGCCGCAACATCCGCTGATCAAACACTGAGGCAGCATGAAGCAGAAAAGCAAAGCCGACGACGACATTCTCGCCGAGGCCAACGCTCGGTACGCCCGCTGCTTGGCGTTCGAGGCGGACAATCTCAAGGAGGCGCGAGACGATTTTCAGAAGCTGGCGGGCAATCACTGGCCCGCAGACGCTGCGCAGCAGCGCGCAATCGAGCGCCGTCCGTGCATCACGATCAACAAATTGCCCGCGTTTTTGCACACGGTAACGAACGACCAGCGACAGAACAAGCTCGGCATCAAGGTGCATCCGGTCGATGATGGCGCGGACATCAAGACGGCCGACGTGCTGCAGGGGTTGATTCGGCACGTCGAGTATGAGAGTGGCGCGGATGCCTGCTACGACACGGCTGGATTTCACGCGGCCGCCTGCGGTTTCGGGTATTTCCGTATTCGCACCGAGTACGACCGAGAAGATTCGTTTGATCAAGTGCCGCGGTTCGAGCGCTTCCGGTCGCCGTTTTCTGTCCATCCCGATCCTGACGCAAAAGAGCCAGACGGCAGCGACCAGGAATTCTGCTTTGTGGACGGCACGATCGCGCGCTCCGAAGTCAAGCGAGACTACCCGGCCGCGTCGGCGGCCGTATCGAACGAAAGCGACGGCACCGACGACGTAATGCT